GAAATTGAACACACTCTCAAGAAATTTGAAATTAAAGATAAAATTATTATTAATCCAATTGAAACTACTCTTGATCCGGATCACACAGCTCATACAATTTTTAATTACAATCAAATAATTAAGAAATCTCCTTACCCAACACAATCCATTTCAAAGACTAAAGGTTATCGTGAAACTCCGTTCCATTGTATATTTAAAGTTGAATCAGAACCGGCTATTCAGGATGAATCTGATCCTCGTTGGAATAAAACTCGTCATTTCTTAGAGGTTTCTCTTAACAAGACATCTGGTGCACATTTTGCTAAATTTGATTTAATTGACGAAAAGTGGATGAAAGATTTTTATGAAGCCGTTTTACTCACATATATTCCAAATTTGGACAAAGTAATGCTCTACTCCACTCAACAAGCAATCATGGGTATTCGTATTCCTGGCTCAACATCAATGGACTTAAGCACTTGTGCTGGACTTCCATATAAATTAGCTAGAGGAGTTGTCGGTAAAACACCATACATGAGTAAAGACTACAGAGGAACATGGAACATTCAAGAAATTGTTTACCATGAAGTAGCACGATATGAATCATCTTATATCTCCGGAATTGTTCCCCAAAATGTGAAATTAGAATTCAGAAAGAAAGAGCTTGTTGGTCCCAATAAAATTCTAACTCCAAAAACTCGTACCGTTGGTATGGGCAATATGATCCATCAAATTATTTTTATGAAAATTTTTAAAGATCTACATACCCTAATTAAGAAAGTTTGGGCTGATGGAGGTAGTATGCCCTTCGCCTTAGGTGTCAATCCAAATTCTGATCATTGGAATCAAATTGTCACTCATCTCAAATATACTGATTATATGGTTGACATGGATGTCAAAGCATGGGAGGAGAAAATTTCACAACGACTTCTATTTATGTGCGATGAAGTAGAGCTCAAAATTATTCAAAATTCATATAAATTTAGAAATGAAGAATTTCCTTCCGAAGTCTTCAATATTGCTTACGGTTTATCCGCTGATTACACTCAAAGTGATGTAGCTTTCGAAGATTTTATTTATGAAAAACCAAGTGGCTTACTTTCTGGTCACCCTGGTACATTTATGCGCAATTCTGCTGTTCATACGATGATTATTGGCTTAGCTGCCCGTAAAATTCTTTTGCGCAAAAATCCACAATTCGCTTCAATTCCTTTTATTATTGAAAATGTCCGCTTTATTCTTGCAGCGGACGATGTTGTAATCGCCATTTCTCCTCAAGCAAGAAAATACATAACTGTCGCTGAACTCGTCAAAGCATATAATGAAATAGGTTTTGAAGTGACAGCAGCCGATAAGGGCATTGAAATCTTGCCCAAAACAATTGAGGAAGTTCAATTTCTTAAACATCATTTTGTTCCTCTCCCTCGTCACTGTATCGAATGTCCTATCGAATACAAGTGCTCCCCAAATCTGTCTATTATTTATCAACTAGTAAATTGGTATTCAACCGAATCTACACTTAATAAAGAACAGCAAATAGCCAGTAATTTAAATGATGCTCTAAACCTTGCCTGGCAGCGAGGTCCACAGGAGTATAACCGCATAAGAGACACCATTAATATGGCCTGTCAACGTCTCAAAATGAACTATGTGGATACTCTGAGCTTTGAAGGACGCCGTGAATTGATTTATCATAACATGGCAGAAGAGAGACGTGCTTTTTATTCAGGCACACCCCAAGTAGAAGATGCTGATTCTGACTACGTGGAGATTTAGGTTATTTTTTCCTTTATACTAATCCCCATTTACAGTTTTTAAGTTCCCGCTTTGATTTTTACTTTAATAAATTTTAATCAACATTTTCCATTTGAAATATTAATTATTTTGGCATATTAGTCTAGATATACACTCACAATTTACGAATCTTGAAAGATAATTTCATTGACTGAGCTACTACTAATATCGAATATTTTAATATTTTGCCAGCGACTGGTTTTTCCCCAGGATCGTATTTTTTCAGAAATCGAAACATTTAGTATGTGTTTCTACTGAAGATATTAATTTCAAAATTTCAATTTATAATATATATTGGACGTGGAATTTTTTCATGTCTGCCTCTATTTCGTGTTATTGAGAATTTTATAATGTTTTAAAATTCAAATAAGTAACAGTTGTTAAATAAACATCAGTTTGTTCAAATTATTTTAGTTAAATAATTAACAACACTTTTGAGGCCGA